GTAAAGACCGTTGAACGCATACAATCAAAAGCATTCAAAATCAACGGTGTGCGGGTAGTGGGTGAAACCGACTGACTGCGGAAAATCAGATTTTCGCAGGGTTCGGCCCCAAAGAAGCCCCAGGCAATGCCCCATGGCAAGCATTCAGAAAACCGCGAGCGGTTATCGCGTCCAAATCAAGATCCTGAAGGTTCGCGACAGCGCCGTCTTTCCCACGCGCCGCGAGGCCGTGGCCTGGGCAGCGGAGCGCGAAGCGCAGATCCGCGAGCAAGCGACTGTGCCGCTTGGCCAACAAAAAACATTGCGTGATGCGCTGCGAAAGTATGCCGACGAGGTGTCTCCGCACAAGCGGGGCGAGCGATGGGAGCAGATTCGGCTCGCGGCGTTTGAAACACACAAGCCTCCAATTCTCCCGCTCGATAAAGCCATCGGCTCGATGACGGCGCAGGACGCTGCGACGTTCCGAGACGCCCGCGCGGCTAAGGTTGGGCCGGCGTCCGTGCTACGCGAGCTGACGCTTCTATCGTCGGTCTTTGAGACAGCGCGGCTGGAATGGGGTTGGGTGAAATCGAATCCGACTCGTGATATCCGCAAGCCACCGGAGGTGAAGCATCGGGAGCGGGTAATTTCCTGGGCTGAGATCCGGGCAATGCTCAGGGAAATGGGCTACCGCAGGACGGGCCGGATCACGACCACCGGCCAGGCCGTGGCCATGTGCATGATGGTCGCCTTGCGCACCGGCATGCGTGCAGGTGAGCTTTGCGCGCTCACCTGGGACAACGTCCACGCTGTCCATTGCCGGCTTCCCATTACGAAAAATGGGAAACCTCGTGACGTGCCCCTATCGTCCAAGGCCAAAGCGCTGATCGAACGGATGAAAGGCTGGGACGAACCGTTGGTCTTCGGCCTGAAGACGGCAAGCCTGGACGCGCTGTTTCGGAAATACCGCCAGCGGGCCGGCCTGGACGGCTTTACTTGGCACGACACGAGGCACACTGCGGCCACCATGATCTCGAAAAAGCTGAACGTCTTGGACCTGTGCAAGATGTTCGGCTGGGGCGATCCCAAGATGGCCATGGTGTATTACAACCCGCACGCTTCGAGCATTGCTGCCCTATTGGGTTAGATAGCGCCGCAGCTCCGCGCCGGTAATGCGCCCGTCGATAGCCTTGATCTTGCCCTCCAGCATCCGCTTCTGGAGGGTGTTGTAGCTGATGCCAAGCCGTTCGCACGCGTCCTTGTAGTGGTAGCAGACCATATCCTCTATCGCCAGGTTGGCGCCCATCCTGGCGGCTTCTACCAGCATCCTTTGCAGCTCGTGACTTTCTATGGTCAGGGTCATGGCCCTTTCTCCCCTTGTGGGTCGCTCCAGCCCACCATCAAGCTAGCCTCGCGTGCGAGGTAGCCTTCCTCCCTAAGATCGTGGAATCGCGCATAGTCTTGTTCGATGCCGGGGTAATAGCATCCTTCGCACCATCGGCTTCCGAACTCCTCCACGTAGCGACGGCATTTGTGGCATTTCCCGTTGCTCGCGCTCATCTCGGAATTCCTTCGAAGCCACCATCATCAGCCTCGGCGGGGTAGTCGTCTTCTTCCCCGTTGAGCGTGATCGTCACGGGGCCGTGCCGCATATCGCCGGTCATGGTGCCGTGCAGTTCAGCCTGCTCATGTGGCCGGAGATTGCGCCATTTCGCAATCCGATATGCGCCCAACAGTAGGCCCCTCGGCTGCCCGCTCTGTTTGACGCCCACGGCGATGCCGCGCTCGTCGCACCATTCCTCTGCCTGGCGGCATGCTTCGAAGTTACCCCCGAGAATGTCAAAGACCTTTTTCATTTGCGCTCCCTGGTGGTAATAGAACGTTCAGGCCCGGCGATACAATGGCTCGCACACGCAGGAGGCTGCCATGTGGACTTGCAAGCAATGCCGCGCCGATGTCGAATTTGCAGCGGCGGATCCCCAGGTCGATAACGACGGGTGTTACTTCATCTGCCCGGAATGCGGGAACAGGAATGCCCTGTTCAACGTGGGCGGAGGTGGCGATGACGATCCCATCGCACTGACGCAATTGGAGTCTTAGGGCGCTCATTTTCCTTCCCCTTGCCTGCTTGCGGCCCGTTCCCAAAGGCGGCAAAAACGGCTATTTCCATCCGGTATGCCCTTTTGGGACGCTAGAACATCGGAGAGGGCTTGAAGATAGCCGCCTACGTAACCTTCGTTTTTAAGGCCCCGGCCCGCGCGGTCTAAATCTGCGTATTTGGCCGCCTCTTGCTGGCGGATGCCTTGCACGACTTCGCGTATTAGCGTGGCGATGCGCTTAGCCATGATTGCCCCCTTGCTTGCTGGCGGCCAGGGCCTTGGCTTCCCGATAGTGCTCATCGCAGCAGAACCCCTGGCCCATCCATAGCGTGTTGGACGGTCGCCCGCATGTGCACGGAGGGAATGGATCGGATTTGTTGGCGTCGAAATAGGCCTGCGGCTCCTTGCCGTACGGTGCGTCCTCATCCGGGATATGTCCGGGGCCGCAGAGGCCATTGTGGATCCAGCGCATGGCCGCCTCGGCACCTTCGCCGTGCTGCCATTCGATCCAGGCCGCCTGCTGAGCTACGACCATGTCATGGATGATGTAGCAGAGGTCGATGCGATCTTTTGAGGGAGGTGGCGCAGAAACCGGCGCGGCCTGCGCTGCCTGGGGCGCGGCGGGATTCCGCTTTGCATTCAGGTCGCCTTTCTCGACGTGCTCGCGCAGCATGCACGAAAGCGCTGCGGGATCGCATTCCTGCCAACCGTTGCGGCCATTCTCGCGGGCCTGGGCGAGCTTTTGTTTCATCGCCGCTGAGAACGCATCGACAGCGGCATCGTCAGAGTGGGCCGGCTCGCTTTGCTGCGCTGGCTGGGCGGCGGGGTCCGATTCGATTCCAGCATCCCGCAGCGGCGATCCTTCCATTCCGTGCCGCACCAGCAGGGACCACGCTTCATTTGCCAGTTTCAGGACGTTGGACCCGTCTTCGCAGTTTCGGCGTGCAGATGACACGAAGCGGCGGACGGCCATAGCCAAGTCCAACTCTCGCCGTGTCGGTCCGGTAACGGCAGCAGCGGCCTTGAGGGCTCCGACCGCATCCAGAATAAGGGCGTTTCCGTTGGCGCATGCCGCCTCATCAATGGCAATGCCCAGCGCGGCGCTTATTTCCGCAAGGCTTGCTACGGCGGCCCGGAACATGCCCTGGTAGTTTGGCTGGGCGCTCTCTGCGGGAGGGGCGGACTTCAGGGCTCGGATGGCATCGGAAATTTCTTCCAGTTCTTGTACGTATTCGGCGCCTTCGTAGGGGTATTCGCGCGTGCCCGTGTCCGGGTCTGTGGTGCCATGGTCGGCGTCGTAGTCGTCCGCCCGCTTCTGCACCCAATGGGCAGCTTCTTCCAGCGCCGCATTGCGCACCGCCTCCGCACTCACTGCGACGGCGGGCGTATCCAGTTCCGTGGTCTCTCCGCAGCGCGGGCAAAGAGGCCCGACCGATCCGCACATGCGGTCAGTCTGGCCGGACCATCCGCAACCTTCGGCAGCGCATGCTCGCTGCTTGGCTGGCTGGGCGCTCTCTGCGGAACGAGTGACGCGGGCCAGCGCATCGGCCAATCCCTTGATAGCGGATTTGATGGGTTCTTGAACCGATTCCTCGACCATAAGTACGCCGTCAGGCATGTGCCGCATTACGCAGGCGGAAATGGTCTTGTCGTCAGCGCCGATGCCAATAAACGCCGGTCCGGTTGGCTCCATCGCCTCCGCATTCACCGCGACTGCGGGTGCGGCGCGTTCATTCCAAGACGAGCCATTGAGATGCCCCACATCCGAGCTTTCATGCCGGCAGCCGCAGTTTCCGCACACGACGATGCAAGACTGGCGACGTGTGCCCTCGCGCTCAAAATGGGGCGTGGGATGGTTGCAGAACGGGCACGGCAAAAGGCCAGCCGCCAGCCCAGTTTTCGTTTGATCAGTCATGGGCGGACCCTTGTGTAGCGGCGCGTTTCATAAAGCAAATCCAATGGGTATCGGAACGCTTGCCGGATTTGTGGCCGAAAAGGGGCGGCTGGTCAGTGAGCGCCAGAATCTCCCTCACCGGTATCTGCGCCTCGTTCCACTTGAAGATGAGCACGCCCTCCGGCGCCAGCACGCGAAAGCATTCCGCAAAGCCGCGGCGAAGGTCTTCACGCCAGTCGTCGGACAGGATCCCGTATTTCTTGCGGAGCCAGCTTTCGCGGCCGGCTTTCCGGAGGTGCGGCGGGTCGAACGCCACAAGACGGAAACTGCCGTCGGCAAACGGCATGTCGCGGAAATCCATGAGCACGTCGGGCTTGATGTTCAGCGCGCGCCCATCGCACAGGGTGTGCTCTTCGTCCCGGATGTCGCCGAACAGCACGCCCTGATTGTTCGGGTCGAACCAGAACATCCGGCTGCCGCAGCAGGGGTCAAGGATGCTCAGCATGTGCACCCCCTTGCTTGCTGGCGACAATTGCCATCAATCGGGACCACGCCTCATCATCTGGCATGCTGCGCCACTGGCGATCCTCAAGAACCGCTACCGCTTCGGACGGTGACAATCCACCGCGCTCGGCCAGCCGCTTGAGCGTTTGATAATGGTTCTTTTTAGCTTGCGCCTCGTGCGGCGCGATGACGCTCAAAGGAAAACTTTTAATGCCCTTGAACCGTTCAGGCACCTTGCTGCCGTAGCCTTTCAGAATTGGGAATTCCACCGGTTCATTCGCCATGATTGCCCCCTTGCTTGCTGGCGGGTATGGCATCCACGGCAGCATCGAGCAGTTCGAAACTTAGGCAGCTCGCGCCCAACTTGACGCGATTTTTCCCGCCAGCCACTACGAACAGGTCCGAAGAATCCCAAGTCTGCGTGCGCAGCTTGCGGTATCGCTCCGCATCGCGCGCGTTAGGCATCACTGCACGAGTTTCGGTAGCAAGCGTTTGCTCCAACTTGACCGGCGCTGGCTCGGCGGTCGGAGCGTTTGCGGCGGAGTTGGCCAGCACAGACTTGACCGCCATTTTGAACGTCAAGCTGCATTTCTCCGCCAGCGCGGCAGGTATCTCTCTGGCCTCATCGCCGTCGGGGCAGCAGTTTCGGTATTTCCCTTCGACCTGTCCGATGCTGCCGCAGCCGGGGCAATATCGAACCACAGGTTCATCCGTCGCGGCTCCATCGGCCTGCTGGACGCTTGCTGCGGTAGGTGCGGCGCGGAGCATGGCGCGGTATGCGGGGGCCATGGTCGCAAGGTTGGCCGCGAGCATATCCAGCGTCGTTCCGGGAGCAGCGTGCATCGTCATGAGGACAATCCGTGCAGCCTTGCGCGCCAATGCGATATCCGCTGCGGAAGCAGTAGGCCAGGCGGCAACGGCAGCAGCTGCCATGATTTCAGCCGTGGGTTCTAGTGGCGCCAGCTTCCATCCCTTCGGGACGGGATTGGTCTTCCGGGCTTGCGGGCCGTTGTTTTTGGTTTGATCATGCATGGGAATATTTCCTTTGTGCGGACTTCCATTTCAGCCAATCGCCGAAGCGCATATCGCAATCGGCATCGAGGAAGTCTTGATATCGGCGCTGGCCGGCGGTGAGCTTCGGCGGCGCTGGACTCTTTTTGAACATCCAGGTTTTGCCCAAGCTGGTGACCTGAAAAATGTCGGCGCCGCCGGAGATCGGGCTCCCGGTGCGCCTGGTCATGTGGCCTTGGCGCACGAGATCGAGAAGGGCGCTCCAAGAATGGTGCCCAGGTGCAGCGCAGTAGTGGTTGCGGTGCTGCTGGCCTCGGCCGTACTGGTCCACGCCAAGCGCGTGCTGGAGGATGCTGAGATTGCTCATGGGCGTGGGAGGCTCCAGGGAAGTTCGGCCAGCCCGGGCACGCTGAAGAAGCTCAGCGCGCCCTTGCACTCCCTGAAGGGCACGGCCACAGCATTGCTCAGTACAAAGCCTTTCGGCCCGAAGAACCAGGGCGATGCGCTGTCGTCCACGCAGTCGATTACCTCGGCCATGCCGACGATGCCGCCGCGCTCCAGTTCGTCGAACGACGGCACCTGGACAGCGCAAGCAGCCATGGCAAATTCGGCACACTCCGCGTATTCGTCCCGCGTCATGCCCTGGCTGGCGTGGATCATCACTGGGCCGCGCACCTTGGTCGCCCACGTGCGGTTCTCGATGTCCTTGTGGCCGTTGACGATGAGCCAGGCCCACGGCTGGCGGATGGAGATCGCTTTCACGCAGATTCCCCTTGATCAAACAAGTCCAGCGTTTGAGCGAAGTCGATCAGCGTGTCGAATTGTTCCGGGCGCATGACGGTCCCGGGAAAGGCCTTCAGGAGGAACGGCATGGTCCTGGCCGTCCGATACCTCGCCGCAGCGAGCGCATCAGAGTCCGCATCAGCAGGCGACACGTGCGGAGCTTGACTCGTGTGGTCCGGCGAAGCGCCGTCCGTGGCACCTGTGTTTTCCACGTCATGTGTCTCGGAGGCCTGCTCCATCGCCCAGCGCCGTCCAGCCGGCGTTACCAGATAACTGTCTTCGCCATTCATCCGGGGTTGGCCGCTGGCGCTCCGAAGGTAGCGAAAAATGAGCAAATCGATGACATGCGCCCAGTTTGAGTCGGACGCTCCTGAGCAGTAAATGCTGTGGCCCACGCTCTGCTGATCGACGTACTCCATGTCGAAGCAACTGCGGATTAGGCTGAGGTGGCCGCTGTCGAGGACGACGCCATGCCCCTTCTGGCCCGTGGCGCGTGCGTGAGAGTGAATGTCTGTCGACGCCCAAGCGGCGAGGCTCCTTGGTTCCGTCATTGTGAAAGGATGAGGGCGCAAGTCTTCTTCGACTGCCCTAAGCTTCACTCCTGCCCCGACGAGGTCGGCGTAGCCACCCTGTCCTACGCCGGTGGTCAAGTTCATAGAGCGAATCAGCTTTTTGAGGGCGACGTGCGGCAGATCGAGTGGTGCATGCCGTTTCCCTTGAAGGGCAGCCATGACTTTGAGCGCGATCGATTGCAGCATAGGTGCCTTGTCCTCGTCATCGTGGTATTGGTAGGCGAGCGCGACGCTGAGGGCGTTTCCCACCGCCTGCTGTACCAATTTCAGCTCGCCGTTTGTGAGCAATATTTCGGCAGTGGGATCGCCATGCCGTGGCGCTTCCGTGTAGTTTTTCATGCCGCAATCCTTCTGGGAATGTTGAGTTCATGCGCGAAGTTCGCGCGGATGAGGGCTTCGGCCTGCTTGGGCGCCACGCTGTTGCCGCACATACGGACCTGGTCGGTGCCGGTCAGGGGAATCCGGGGCACGCTCAACGGATCCGCGACCTGAGCGCCGTCTTTGAAAAGCATTGCCGGGTCCGGGATTTCGTGAATGATGTAGCTCTCTGGAAAGCTCTGAGCGCGGTACAGCTCACGCGGCTTCAGCATGCGCAGCGTGATATCGACTAGCGCCCAGGGGCCGATCAGCACCATGTCTGCCCGCTCGGGGAAATGTTCCGGCAGGTGTTCGTGCAGCAGCTCGGCACACCGCCGCGCGCGCTCGCGCAACTCGGGGGCCAGGCTCTCCGCTGGGACTTGTACGACCTGAACCAGGCCCATCCTTCCCTTGGTTGGCAGGGTGTGCATCGGGTCGTGCAGCGCCTGCCATTGCCCGCCGTTGCTGTAATACTTCACGCAATACGCGGTGATGAGGCGCTGAGTACTGCCCGCGCTACAAATCGTGGACATCGGTGCATCGACAGGGCGCCCGTCGCCGACGTAAAAGCCACCGTTTGCCTGTTCTAAGCAGGCCGCCACCAATGCCTGCTCGCCTCGGTGTGCGCCAGTCACGGTGCGCATCGGTTCGCCTATGTCGTTGCCGGAACGGTCGCCGTGGTGGGTCAGGTGCGTCAGGTGGGCGGCGACGTAAGCGCTCGTCGCTCCGCTGGCGGTGACAGTGTTCAGCGGTTGGTCGAGGCTGCGATTGCCGTGGCTCCATCGCTTTGCACCACCTGCGCTGGACTCGCCATGGCCCATATCCACCAGGTGGCCGGCAACGAGCGCATGCTTGTTTGCAGCTACCACCGTTCCCAGCGGGGCCTCCACCTCAGAGGATCGCGCAGCCTGGCCCGGGCGCTCGCCGTAGCCGATGGTGATGAGGTTGGCGCCGACAAGAGCGTGGTGCGTGCCGCCTGCGGAGATCGTAGACAGTGGTGCATCCGCTTGATGTGCGCCGAGGTGCGCTGGTGAGGTGCCGCGCAGGGAGGCCAGCGTCGGCGCGATAACAGAGAAGTGCCCTCCCTTGACCTGAGCGCATATGGTGCGCAGCGGTTCGTCGGCCGGCATATTCCGTTGATTGCTCGCGTTGGAGTGTTCTCCGATGAAGGGCGCGAGGATCGGTTCAGCGATGCAGGAGTCCGCCTTCGATGTCACGGTTTGCATCGGGGCATAGACAGAGCGCTCGGCGGATTGCCCCATCCGTCCACCCACACCTACGATGAAAGGCTTCGGGCTGCTGAGCACGTGGCGCCATATGCCCTTGGCAACCCGACGCATCGTGTTCGGGACAAGCGGCCTCTTGCGGTCAAACACGCTCGCTGCGGGGAGATGGAAGTCGATGCATTCGGCTGCGGTACGCCAGGGGAATAGTTTCCCCGCGATGACGGCGGCACTGGAGGGCGAGCCGTTTGTGGCATCCGGCCAGACGATGGGTAGACCGTCACGCCGAGCGACGATGAACAGACGCTTGCGGATCGTAGGAGCCTCGGTGTCGCACGCGTGGAGCACGCGATAATCAACGTCATACCCGCGAGCGCGCAGTTGGCGGATGAATGACTTGAAGGTGATTCCTTTGCGCGCGGGATCCGGCCGGGGATGGCCATCCGATCCGAAAATGAGCGGACCCCAGTCCTGAAACTCCTCGACGTTCTCCAAGACGATGACGCGGGGCTTCGTCAGTGCCTCCCAGCGGAGAGCGACCCAGGCGAGCCCGCGAATGTGTTTCGCTACCGGGGTGCCTCCCTTCGCCTTCGAGAAATGTTTGCAGTCGGGTGAAAGCCACACCAGCGCTACCGGCTGGTTTTTGGTGACCTTCCTGGGATCGACGGTCCACACGCTTTCCAGCAAATGGAGTGTCTTCGGGTGGTTGAGCGCGTGCATGGCGAGCGCTTTGGGGTCGTGATTGATCGCGATGTCCACAGGACGGCCGAAGGCGGCTTCGAGTCCTGTGGACGTGCCGCCGCCGCCCGCAAAATTGTCGATGATCAACTCGTCGCGCAGATCAAGCGTGAGCGTGAAATCGTCGCGCCTCATGCTGCACGCTCAGGCGCTGTAGAGAGTGGGCCGGCCTCGTGGGCTGGCTCGGTGCTGTGGTCGCAGCAGAAGCGGGCGTGGACGGCGGCATCATCGTCGCCAGAATGTGCCAGCGCGCAGACCACTCCAACGGCGAACCCGAGTGTGAAGGCACCGACGAACATAAGAACGAGAAGGACGGTGGTGGCCATTATTCCGCCCTCGCAGCTTCGAGCGCTGCCTGTATGGCGTCGAGCCGAACGCCCAGCTCGACGGATAGTTGGAACAGGACATTCCGCTTATCGGGACCGAGCGCGTGCCAGGCTTGTATCAGCGGTTCGATCTGCGTTCCGATGGTTTTAAGGTGGTCCTTCGGCTTCGGGTTGGATGCTGGCGTCGGGGACGCTGCATTGATGTGCTTTTGGGTGACTCGGGTCTTGCCGCTTTCAATGGCGCGATCGAGGCCAAGCTTCAGGACGGAGCCAGCCTTGTTGCCGTGCTCTTTGAGCGTTTCGATGGCGGTTGTCGCAGATACTTGACCGGAGATCACCATGTCGCGGATCTTGATGGGCGCGCCCACTAGGTGCAGCAGATCCTGAAGGTAGCGCGGCGACAGATTGAGGCGCTTGGCAATTACCTTATCTTCCACTCCGTAACCCATCAAACGCTTGCATACCAGGGCCACCTCGTACGGCGTGAGCGGGCGACCGCTATTGCCGGTAACCAGATCGAAGGTCATGTCCTCGCGGCTGGTGCCGCGCGGTTTGACCACCATGGGGAGCGGACCAATTTCAAGCCCACGAGCTTCAAGGAGATCCACCGCTGCGAGGCGAGAATGGCCATCGGTCAGGCAGATGAAATCAACGCCATCTTCGCGAGCCACAAACCCGGTGAGCGGCTTGTCTTTAGCGTATCCATTCTGTTCGATGGAATACGCAAGCGCCTCGATATGCGCCTGATAATCAGGATCGCCGACCAATCGCACATTAAATCCAGGCAACACGCGAATGAAAGAACGTTGAACGTGCCAGAGATCAGAGGATCCGGCGCCAGCGCCTTTCATAGCAGCTTTAAGGTTCCCGTTCACCAGTTCAAGGTCAAACGATTCGGGTATTACGATGGCGCTCATGCGTACACCGCCTGCGCTGAGTGTCGGCGCATCGCCCGGTTGGCCAATTCAGCGAGTGCCTCGGAATGGCGCAGCTGATTAAAGTCGAGCGCCGGGAGAATGCGATTAATGTCGTTGACCGCGATGGTCAGCGTCTTTAGTTCTTCCGGACGAAGCGGGGCACCTACGCGGACCACGTCGGCCACGTTCAGTAATGCCGTGGCGGCGTCGTTCAGATGGGTCGCTTCTTCGCGATGGCGGTGATCGCTCTCCAGCGCGATCGATGCCGTGTTGAAGATTTCCGCCAGGTTGTCGTAAGCCTCCAAGCATGGCGACTTGCGTAATGCGGCCAGGGCCGTGTACATGACCGTGGCGATGTTGTTGCGTGTGCGGCCCATAACGGGCACGCGAATCTCGCGCGGCTTGCGCGGTCCCTGGCGGTTCTTCATGGTGTGGTGGCCTTTTCGGTGGCTTGGACGATGCTGTCCGCGTAGGCGGCAAGCACCTGTTCGGCGAGATGGTCGAGGGAACGTTCGTTGTGGATCTCGCGGTCGCAGGAGATCTGTTCAATCTGCGATTCGCTGCTGTGGGCGGCGCGCACGCTGTCGGCAGCACGGCGGCGGATACGCCAGAGCTGGCCACCGAGTTCGCGTACGAATTCCGCCTCGTTGGGGAAACGGACATCCGTGATTGCAATGCGACGGTGACCTTGGGCATGAAGGGCTTCAATCCGCTCGTGCATGCGAAGCGTCCAGTAGGCCTCGCCATCCATGTTGCGACGGTATTCCGTACCCCACCAGCGCGTGATCTGCCTAGGGGAGCGCGGGGCCGTGATGCTGTGACCCAGCTCGGCCATCAGGCGAATGAAGCGCGCGTCGTCTGATCGGCCGATAGTGAGCGCCGTTGCAGGTAATTCCTTCGTATGACGCGTGGACAGCATTCGGGAGTCGATCCCAAACGACCGGGCGATCTCGGCACGAAGTGGCTCCGCGAAAGCGATGCAGGTGAATCCCTCCATCGTCGAGAGTGCTTCGGCGCTGGAATCCTTGCCGGCACCGGCTCGGCCGACAAGGCCGAGCGTGAAGTAGGGGCCGGCGTGTTTCATGCTGCGGCGTTGCCAAACAGGATAGGTTGGGCGAGATCGGCGCTAAGCTTTTCGATCAAGGCATTCGTCGCCATCTCGAAGGCAATGTCGGGCCGCACCAGTTCATACCAGAGCTTGAGCTTGCCTTCACGCAGCGAGTATTTGAGACGCGCCTGGACGTAGAGTCCCTTCCCACGCCAGAACGGCGATAGCCCGAGCGTGAAGCGATCGAACATCATCATCCGCTGAATCGTGCCCTCGTCGTCGTTCTCCACATATTCGAGATTGACCCCGCCGCTTTGGACGCGGACAGCAGACCTGAACCGCTTGTCCTGGGTAATTTCGAACTGGGTCGCGAGAGCCAGCATCTCCGTGCCGGTGGGCTGGCCTTCGACCGTCGCGATGTCTTTGAGGTTGTCGTCGACGAAAATCGCGAATTCATCCTGCGACATGCCCGTGCGATTGCTGCCGGCCCACGTCTTCCATTCCAGGCTCCTCAGGGGCGTGAACACGGCTCTGAAGTCGCGCCAGCCGGGCACGCCGGGGAGGCCCTTGGGGGCCGCGCCATGGTCGTTGATGATCGCGGTAAACGTCGTCGACCCAGCGACGGAATCGGTCTTGCACCAGATAGTGGTGGCGGCGGTCTTGTGCCGGTTCACGTAATCGACAAAGGATTCAATGGTATCGAGTGCCACGCTGCCAACCAGGCGTTCGGGATGGGGTTGTAGCTTCTGAAGAGCGGCATCAGTCTCCACGTGGAAGCCGTCGGGCACGGCAAACAGGGTGTGGCTGCCGAGGGTCGTGAGGGGGATCGGCTTACGGCTTTCGAGCGCGATGGTTTCAGCGATATTCTTTTCAGGGATCGGCATGGGATTTCCGGTTAAGCGGTTTTGTGGATGGCGGTGATGGAGTCACCGGTGGGGATCGGCACGACCTGGAGTTCGAGGGCCTGCTGGCGGGGGTCCGAGGTCATCAAATTCCCCTCGGGGGTGGGGAACATCAGGGTGGTGATGGGTGCCTCATGCGGCACTTTCGCGCTCACCTTGTCGACCAGTTCGAGAGCACCGGCACGACCGACTTTCTTGACCGTGATCTCGATGGTCAGCTTTCCGGGCTTGCCGGTTATGTCAACGGCGTTGACGATTTCTGCCAGCTTTGTGCTCGCGTCGTCAATGAACTGACCCGAGCGCATATGGCGCATGGTGTCTGTGATGGGCCGGATGGCCATGCATGTCTCCTTGGTGGTGGGATTAATCGAGGTCGCCAGCGCTCGCGCGCTTGAAATCGATGATTCGAGCGGCGGGCTTTGGTTGGGGTTTGGGCTTCTGCATCGCCTCGGCGGTATTGCGAAGGGAGATCGCGAGCGCGGGCCACTTCATGGCGCTGGCAAGATCGCCACGGCACCGGGACTCGTGCATGGCATCCATGAGCTGCTTTGGTGTCAGGTCTCGGCGCATGTGGTTCTCCGTGCGCAATGCAGAAGCGGAGGTCACTTCGCGGCCACTTGATCGAGATACGGCGCGTCGGGAATCGGGCTCAGCATCGCCGCGCCATCGCGGTTGACGAACAGGCAGGCAAACTCATTGGTGGTGGGGCTTTGCCACAGAGATCCGTGCTTACCGCAGCTGCGTGCGAGCAGCTTGTGGCGCTGTACGTCCGCCGCTTTGAACATGCGCTGGTCGTGATTGACCAGGGCCATCCCGCCTGCGAAAACGAGGCCACCGCAGCTACCTGCGATGGCAATCGCGGCGATTGCAACCTTGGTGCGATTCAAGCCTTGCGGCCGTTCTGGCGTGTAGGCTGGAAGTGACTTCCGAGAAAACATGGCGCGCTCCGGGGTTCGGTTTCGATAGGAGCGATAATAGCGATGCTACTTTCTCAGTGTCAATAGCTAAGCTAGTTATTTTGAGGGATGGGCAAAAAAATACCGCCTGAGTTGGCGGTCGCAGATTGGAAAATGGGCAGCGGTGCTATTGGACAGGCCCGGCGCTTTGGTGCGCGGAGGCGGAGAACCTAACCTGCTGCTGGATGCATGCACCGACCAAGCGGGTCCACCTTGGAGGGAGGGCCGGCAGGAATTTGCCGTGTTAGGTTTTTGCTACGGGCTGGAGTAGGGAGCAAATCCAGAGAACGTTGCCACATCGGCAGTAGCGTGGCTTAGCCGGTGCTGGGTCGTTTTGCTGTGGACGCCTCGAATTCTTCGATCAGGGCCGACACGCGCTCTTCGGCTCTTCCCTTGGATCGATCAGGTAGCGCCGCGAATCTTTCGCGATCAATGCCCGGAAAAGGCCACTCGCGCTCGGCGAGCCGTGTGGCGGCCCATGAAATTGCGATTTGCTGCGCCAGAGTAGGGCTGAAGTCGTCGATCTTAATGGCGAGGCCGTTCGCAAACTTCGTGGCAGCATCCACGTTCAAAGGGCGGTGCCCGCTGAGGTACTGCCAGATCATCCCCTGACTGCCGATTCCATGTTCGGCCCCGAAGTCAGCCTGGCTGCTTGATGCGTGCTTCTTGAAAAGCGCAGCGAGACGCTGTGCGTCTTCTATTTGCCACTGCTCAAGAGGTTTCTTTGTCATCCACCCGAGTCTATCGGGCACCTCACGACATGCAACGAGCATAGCTATTGACCTCGCTTAACTAGCAAAGCTATTATTCGTTCCATGAACCTGAGCGAATACCTCGCAGATAAGCAAAACCAGTCCTCCGCCTTAGCGCGTGCCATCGGTGTGCCTGCTGCGTTGGTGTACCAGTGGAAGACGGGTATACGCCCAATTTCCACTGACCACTGCGCGGCAATCGAGATGGCCACCGGCGGGAAAGTCTCGCGCAGAGACCTTCGGCCCGATGACTGGCAGCGGATATGGCCCGAGCTTGCCGAACGAAAGGAAGCGGCCTGATGCGCGCACTGATTGATGAGTTCTGTGCGTGGTTCTTCTCGCGCCCTTTCTTTCTGGAATACGTGGAATGGACGAGGGTCCAGCCGTTCTGGAGGTGGTGGTTCCATTTTGTCGGAATGGTGTCTGTCGCGGTAGTGACCATAAGAGTCCTACTTTTTGGCTTTTTCGGTCACTAACATGAATGCGATTTTTCCCAAGCCCATGTTTATTAGTAAGCAGAGAAGGGCTGCGCCGCCGGCCTGCCATGTCCAGAAAACCAAGTCGTCCAACGCATGGGTTGCCACATATTTGGCTGCTATCGGAATGTCGGCATCCCTTGCCATCGCATTGGACACCCAGACTCCCGCCACGCTCAAGGTAGCCGTGGCAACAAACCCAGCCGCAATGCCGATTTTCGCCGCCCTGTCCACGTGTTCGCCCACTGCGATATATACGGCCGGACTCATAGCTAAAAGTCCTCCACCTGCGGCGATGAGCGTCCCCGTGATTCCCCAAATACTCCAGTCCATGGTCGGTCCCTTCCGATTCGATTCGTTGTGTGAGAACACGAATGATAGTCGGGTGGGACTGACCGCCTATTTCTCCAAAAGGCCTTCCCATGCGTGAAATTCGCCTCCAGCCGGGTGAAGTGTTCACCCTCGCGGACGGAACCAAGATCGTCGCGGTGGCTGCTCCCAGCGTTGATGCGCCGCCTCCGTTGGAATTTGTAGAGGTAGTTCGCGAGATTAGCAAAGAGCTGGCGGGAGTGCGCAGGGCGCACCGCGTCGCATGCGCATGAGCCGGCGCCCCGATCACGGCGTACAGATTTTCATTGCGCGCGAGATCTCGTGCAGTGGAGATGCTGTTCGTGCATCCGATCTTGAGAGCATGCGCTCCTGCCATTCCGATCTCCCTCCCTCAATTAAGTGAATGTAATGAGCGCGGAGAAAATAAGCATGCGAAGTCAATCGCACAAGACGTTCATCGGCCAGATACGTGAACACGTTTCAGAGTGGCGTAAGTCCAAGCAGTGGAGTCGAGAAAGCGTTGTGCAGGATGTCGTGGAGGCCCACATCTCCATCGGTGGCCCCGCAGCTACTGGCATTTCGTTTGCACCATCCACGCAAGATTCCTTCGAGCGCATGAAGGTCAACGCCGACCGCGTATTTCGTTGGCTCGATGACGAGACCAAAGATACGAACCTGATGCCGGCGAACTTCCTGCCGACCATCCTCTCGGCGCTGCCCCCGGATCTGCGCGCTTCGCTGCTGGATGAGCTGCTGCGGCCTTTGGGTTTGGGCGTGCGCCATCTATCCGGCGCCGTCGCACCGGATATGGATACGACGGGAATTCTGCGTTCGGTGCTGAAAGAGGGCGGCGAGGCGTACCAGGCACTGGTGGAGTTGATACCGGCAGCGACGCCTGCCGCGCTCGGTCGAGCATTGAAAGAAATATCCGAGTCGATTCAGGCTCAAACCCAGGCGCGCGAGGTCATCGAGGCCACGCTCGCAAGAGGAACCGCTGATGCCCCATAGCACTTTCATCGGCACGCGCCCGGGTCTGCTCACGACCGGATTCGTAGGCAGGAAAACGATACGCTGCGGGCGGCCGCTGGGGCCTATCGCGGTGGCAATCCTCACTGAGCTGCGCAACAAGGGTCCGATGACGGCCAGGGAGCTTGCGCAGGCGTGCATGATCCGATGCAGGGCAGCCGAATATACGTGCGGTCGCTTGCTGGGCGCAGACCTCATCCGTATCAAGGATCGCGTGGCGGTCCTCGGTTCACACAAGCGGGTAGGGCGGTACATCGCGGTGGATCCCGCCGTCGTTCCGACCTCCTTCGTTTCCATATTCCCCTGATGGCCCGCGATCTATTCGGCGGGCGGGTGGGCGCAGTCGCGCGTGCGCCTTCCCAAGGCTGGACGCATGGGGCGGACCGTTCCCCGCGCAAGCTGGAGCTGATCCCTCATCAGCCTCCGGGGCGCCGGCAGTTCTACCCGTATCGGGGCAGAACGTTTTCGTATGCCGAGCTGCTCGCCGCAGTCAACTTTTCCACGGCAGCCAACGAGAATCCGAACGATGACGTGATTGTCGTTCTGGAGTCGCTTGGCTCCTTTGAACGTCTCTACCTGGTGGCCTTGCCACGAGATCATCCCTCGCGCTTCAACGCGCAGGGAAAGCGAGATCCTGCATTGGCTCCGTTCTGGGGCCACGGCGATGTTTTGTACATACGAGGTGAGCCGGTGGCGCCGCCTTAACCCTTCCCTTCGGTAATCGCAGTTCTTTGATCCCTGTTTCAGGCGGGGTGTTTCTGCACGTGCACTCAAAGAGATATTGATCATGACCAAACCTGGATTGTTCGATGACGCGCAAGGCGCGCACGAGACGGCAAAGCATCTGGTAGGCCAGTGCGTCCCCACGTTCGAGGACTTCTGGGCCGTGTGGCCAAAGCGCGAAGCGAGGAAGGCCGCAGTGCGTGCCTGGGAAAAACTGAATGCCCAAAGCCGGATGGCGGCATTCGTGGCGTTGCCCGCCCACGTCGAGCGTTGGCGCAAGGAAGCGCGCAGCCGCAATCACATACCGCACCCGGGCACCTGGCTCAACGGAGAGCGATGGGAGGACGAGCTGGGCGAAATCTTCCAGCAGGCGCCAGCGCCGGTGAAGCGGCCGGACACGGCCTGGTGGTTCTCCCACGTGTTGATGGAGCGCAAGGGCCGCGAGGTCGGCGTAGGGCCGGCACGTCCTGGCGAACAGACGGAACAGTATCGCGCACGCATCCAAGCGGCGATTGAGGATCACGCACGCTACGGCGCTCCCATGCCGTAGCGCACCACACGACGGCTCCCACGTCACGAATCAGGGCCTGTATGGGCTGGCAGGAGCGAGTACACGAGGTTGACCGCGCGGACCTCAATCACAACCGCGGTACCGGTATGGCGTGAGCCTAGGGGTGCAATTCCCCGAATAATCCGGCGGGCCGGCCGAATCCACAGGCCCGGGGGCAAGCATGGTGCTTGTGGTGTGGATCCCGTAAGGGGCTGAACTTGCCTTCCCTATCCTCCGCGCAAATGTGCTTGGGGGGTAGGGGGGGCCTTGAGCTGAAAAATCGTTATGTCGGTAGGAAGGCGGTGCAGGAGCAGAACTCAAATTGGGCCAAAAAATGACCGACCAAGTGCAGTTATCCACAGGGGGCAGGGGCTGATCATGGTGCGTATCAAGTGGGTGGATGAGCAGCTCCAAACCTGGGCGCTCTGGGTCGGACGCGACACCGGCTATTCGGGCGGCAGCACGATGTTCGAATACCGTGTCTCGCAGACCAAAGACGTGCGAGCCGGCTTGCGCAACTTCGACCCTCGATTCAATGAAGAAGCGTGGCAGATGGATCGCGCCATTCTGTCGCTGGCGAGCGATCTGAATCAGACGGTGATCGCTGCCTATACGTGGGGCGGCGGCGCTGAAACCATCGCGGCACAGCTGGGTATCACCCGGGCCACGCTCCACCGCAGGCTGTGCGCGGCGGATGCTCGGATCGTGGAGTGGCTGGACGCGAAGAAGGCGAGGGCCGCTCAAATCCGTAACAGTCTGAATTATGCGAGTTATACGTAAGTGCTCATAATTCGCTACATTCGGGTCGTGGTCCAAGCAAAGGGCTACGACGCACCAGCCCGCCACGCGAAAGCCTGGTGGGCTTTTCTTTGGATTCCTATGACCTGCATTGTTGGATTGGTGAACGATGGCAAGGTATACATCGGTGGTGATTCGGCGGCCGTGTCTGGCGACAGCCTCACTGTTCGGAGCGATGAAAAGGTATTTGCCAATGGCAGATTCCTATTCGGCTTCACCTCATCGTTCCGCATGGGTCAGGTCTTGCGCTACGGATTCAGGCCGCCCGCGTACTACCCTGACAACGACGTGATGGCGTACATGGTCACCGACTTCATCGACGCCGTGCGCGCTGCGCTGAAGGAGGCGGGGTTCGCACGCAAGGATGACGAAGCTGAAAGCGGCGGCACCTTTCTCGTCGGATTCAAAGGCCGGCTGTTCAAGGTATGCGACGACTATCAGGTGGGCGAGGCCACCGGCTACGACGCGTGTGGTTGCGGGCAAGACATTGCCTTCGGCGCGTTGTTCGCATCGCCGGCCATCGAGCCGCAAGCCCGAGTCATTCAGGCATTGCGCGCCGCTGAAGCGCATTGCTCCGGTGTGCGCGGGCCTTACCAGGTGTTGTGCATATGATCAGCCCACGATCCTTTCGGGCATGGCTCGCACCTCGGTTCCAATCCAGAGCGTGGGTGCGTATAGCCGCCTCGGTCGTCATGATGGTGGTGATCCTCGCGCCCGCAGTGGTTGTGTACCACCTGGTGGTATCCGTTCCCTATGTATGGCTAAGCCCCATGGTCTGGTGGGCGGCATTGGTCACATGGGTATTCCTATGGCTTACCGGTAGCAGATGGGTTTAACCCAGGCTCCGCGACGCATCGCCATCCAATAACACTGCCTCCCGCCGCATGGCGCGGGCGAGGCATGACACGACCAACATGTCCGGGCGCGGAGCGATCCTCGCCGGGCTTTTTCCGTGCGTCGAGTTCGGACCCCGTCATTCGCACAGCAGGCGTGCGCCGCCAGGGGGAAAACTGGTGGATTGTCCCCGGCGCTTGTCCGTCGAGCCTGCATGACGAGAACCACTGGCACAGCATGGCGGCACACGTCGCCATGTCACGGATGTGCCAACCACAAGTCAGGCGATGCCCGGTTGACAGGCCGGCAGGATCAAAACGCGAATGTAACTGTAACCAGCCACGGGCGACAGAAGCCCGGGGGCCCCTGGGAGGAGCGTGGCGGTAAGGGTAATTCGAACCCTCAACGGTCGCTAGTCACGAGTGATTTGCTAGGGGGTTGTACTGTAAGGGAGGGGTATCCATGCTCAGTTACAAAGGTGATTTTGGGAACCTCACCCAGGAATTTTTAGAAATTCAGAAACAGACCCGGTACGCGACCTCCGTCGCGTTGAACCGCACGGCGGTCCTGATTCGGGATGCGCTCAAGGCCGAGATGCCTCGGGCCTTCGACAGGCCCACGGCCTACACGCAAAACGCGCTCACGGTGGTCTGGGCGAGCAAGGCGAACCTCGTCGCCCAGGTGCAGTTTCGCGATGCCGCTGGCAAGGGGCTGGCCGCCGACAAATATCTTGGACCCGAGGTGTTCGGCGGTGGCCGGAATCTCAAGCGATCCGAGCTGGCGCTCCAGCGGATCGGTCTGAGTACTGGCAAGTTCGCTGTGCCGGCCGCAGCAGCTGAGATCGACAGCTACGGGAATATGTCGCGTGGCCAGACGGTCCGCCTACTGTCGTATTTGCAGGCCTTCGGCGAGCAGGGCTACCGCGCCAACGCGACCCCACTGTCGAAGAAGCGGACGGAAAAAAACCGGAAGGGAAAAAAAGCCGATGGTGGGTTCAAGACCATCAACGGTGTGCGTTATTTCGTGTCGCGCGGGCCAGGCACGTGGTTTGGCAAGCACGAACATTTGGCGGCCGGTATTTGGGCGGCGCGTGGTACGCACGGCGTCGATATCAAGCCGGTCATGGTTTTCACCAAGGCGCCGTCCTACACACCTCGCCTCGATTTTTACGGCATCGCCGACGCCATCTATGGCGAATCCTTCGATGAACAATTTTCCAGCGCCCTTGATATGGCGCTGGCCACGGCGAGATGACGATGGATCTGACCAAGGCGGTAACGCAGCAGGATTTCGGGAAGCTAGTGGGCATCACCCAGCAAGCGGTAAGCGAACTGATCGCCCGAGGGGTGTTGACCCCAGACGAGCCGGTCGCGGTCTGGCTCGTCGAGTACTGCGGAAACCTCCGCGAGACCGCCGCAGGCCGGCTCGGCTCGGGCGACCTTGACTTGGTCAGCGAGCGCGCCCGGTTGGCCAGTGAGCAGGCAGACAAGATCGCTATGCAAAACGCGGTGTCTCGAAAAGAGCTGGCGCCGATCACGCTTATTGAGGAAGTGCTGAGCAAGGCCGGTGCGAGGGTGGCGGGAATCCTCGATGGCTTGCCTGGGGCGATTAAGCGCCGGGCGCCGTCGCTGACGCACGCGGATATTCAGATGGTCGCAGGGGAGATCGCACGAGCTAGGAACATTGCGGCCGCGATCTCGCTCCGCGATTTGGAGGTTGAGCCGGAAGCGGCCGACGAGGGAGGCTTCGCAGACGAGGTGCTGCAAGGGTAGAAATCATGTTAGCGGTGGACCGGAGCGAGCTGGGTGAAACCCTGCGGCGCGGCTTGTTGTCGTTCGCAGTTCCAGAACCTATGAGCCTGGAAACCTGGGCGGCGAAGCATTTCTACCTCAGTGCCGAATCGTCTTACGTCGAACAGGACTGGCGGCCATGGCCTTTCCAGCGCGCGATCATGGCGTGCATCAGCAACGATGATATCCGCGAAGTCTCTGTCAAGAAGTCGGCGCGGGTGGGATACACCAAGATTCTGCTCGCCGCGATAGGGTATTTCGCGGAGCACAAACGCCGGAACCAGGCGCTCTGGCAGCCGACCGACGAGGATCGAGACGAATTCGTAAAGACCGAGCTGGACCCGATGCTGCGCGACGTGAAGGTCATGCGAACGGTATTCCCGTCCTACCTCTCGCGGCACAAGGACAACACCCTCCAGCAGAAAAAATTCCTAGGCAGCCTGCTGCACCTGCGCGGCGGGAAGGCGGCGAAGAACTATCGCCGGATCTCGGTCGATGTGGCTTCACTCGACGAGCTGAGCGCATTCGACGGTGACGTGGAAAAAGAGGGCGATCCGCGAACATTGGCTGGCAAGCGGGTAGAGGGTGCGACGTTTCCAAAAATTATCTGCGGATCAACTCCAAAGCTCCGTGGCTTTTGCTTGATCGACGCACAGACTCAGCAAGCGGACGTTCGATATGAATATCGGATTCGCTGCCCGCACTGTGATGGCGCCCATGCGCTGACGTGGGGCGGCAAAGACGAAGCGCATGGAATGAAGTGGCTTGATGGAGATCCGGAGTCGGTTCGTCATTTGTGCCCTCACTGTGCGGTGCTGATCGGGCAGGGCGAATACCTGGCCGTGGCCGAAAACGGACACTGGCATGGATCGGATGGCAGCACGCTCGATCACGAGGGCGTATTTCGTAATGAGGCCGGCGAGACTGTGCCGCCACCGCTGCACGTCGCATTCCACGTCTGGACCGCCTACAGCCCGCTCGTGGCGTGGTCCGGTTTGATTCGCGAATTCAGAGCGGCCTACCAGAAAGCGCAGGAGGGCGACGATTCGAAGCTCAAGGCGTTCGTGAACACGACGCGGGGCGAGACGTGGGAGGGAGAGATAGAGCGCACCGAAGCTGAAGAACTCAAGCTTCGTGCGGAACCTTTCCGGCTACGGGTCGTGCCCCGAGACTGCCTATTGCTGTTGGCAGGTTGCGACACCCAGGACAACCGGGTCGAAGTCGCCGTATGGGGGCATGGCCGTAACGGACGGATGTGGACCATCGATCACCAAATGTTCTTCGGCAATCCTGCGGAGCAGAAGGTGTGGGATGACGTGGCCGAATACCTGTTCGAGATGGAGTTTCCGCACGAGGCAGGTCCGCCCGTGAAGATCTTTGCGAGCGCCATAGACAGCGGCGGTCACAACGCTAACGCCGTTTACGAATTTGCGCGGACCCATGCAGCGAAGCGTGTCTACGCCGTGCGCGGTCGCCCCTTCGGTGAAAAGCACATTAAGGACGGTGCCGGGCAGGTCGATATCGACTGGAAGGGAAAGCGGGTAAAGAAGGGCGTTTTGCTATGGCACGTCGGCACCAACATGGCGAAGGATCTATTGCATGGTCGCCTTCAGGTAACGAAGCCCGGGCCTGGCTACATCCATTTCTCCAAAGATCTCTCGGATGCGTGGTTTCAGCAGTACACCGGCGAAGTTCGGGCCACACGCCGAACGATAAGTGGCACGCAAACGCGCTGGACGGCGATACGCAAGCGGGTGGAGGCACTGGACTGCGCCGTGTACGCCGTATGGCTGGAGCACCACCTTGAGCTGCCGAGAAAGAAGGAAGCCTGGTGGGATGCGCTGGAGGCAAACGTACAACCCTGGGCGATTCAGGATGACCTATTCGCTCAGCCGGCTGTCTCCAGGCCCGCCATTGCGGTCGATCTTGCTCTGCCTCCAGCACGAGCGGGTGGGGCGGCTACGACGGCTGCTGTTTCGGAAGTTACTTCTCGGCCGACTCTGCCAGGCGAACCTGCCGCATCCACTGCCCCGCCAGGGGTGGAAAAACTCTCAATGCCTCCGTCCGCTGCGCCTCGCCGCGTGCGGCGGATGGCACCTTCTAACCATTTACGCGGACGATGACATGGCATATATCCAAGCCGACCTCGATCAGCTCGACAAAGCCATCGCGGGCGCCGAGTTGGAGGTTCAGTACGGCGAGAAGCGCGTGAAGTTTCGGTCGATGGCTGAGCTGATGGCGGCGCGCACGCACGTCGCCGGTCAATTGCTGGCCGCGAGTCAGACCAAGCCTAGGTCTCGGATTGTTCGGGTGCGCCACGGCGGAAAGGGGTTGCGATGAGCTTTAAACGATTGGCCGCTCGCGGCTTTGTAGTGCCGACCCGCCTGCAATCGAGCTTGGCGTCCAGCTATGAGAGCGCCAGTGGCACGGGTAGTCGCGTGCGTAACTGGAATCCCTCGGCTGCGGGGCCAAACAGCGCGGCGACCAGCGGCCTAGCGTTACAGCGCCGCCGCTCCCGTGACGCTGTTCGCAACGATCCGTGGGCCAAGACGGCAGCGGCTCGCTGGGTCTCGAATGTAATCGGTGCGGGGATACAGCCGTACCCGCAGCACCCAGACAAGGAGGTACGCCTCGCCCTGAAGCAGCTGTGGGCGGATTGGACGTTAGAGTCAGACGCTGATGGGCGTCTCGATTTCTACGGTCAGCAGGTATTGGCTGCTCAGTCGCTGTTTGTGGACGGTGAAACTCTGGGGCGCTTTCGCTATCGGCGCCCGGAAGACGGCCTGGCGGTGCCTTTGCAGCTCCAGCTTTACGAGGGTGATCAACTGCCTGTCGAGTACTCGACATCGCTGGCGAATGGCGCAGAGATTGTCAGCGGTGTGGAGTTCGATGCGATTGGGCGCCGCACCGCTTATCACCTCTGGACGCGCCATCCTGGCGAGTTCGGGAGAGCCGCCATCGCGCAAGAACTGAGGCGCGTCCCGGCTGATCAGATGGTGCACGCGTTTAAGGTGCTGCGCCCGGGTCAGGTGCGGGG